TTTGGAGCGAGAGCTTAAAAAGATAAAAGTAAAATCTGTTCGGCTCGTCGGAGGCATGACTAAAAAGCAAAGAGATGATTCTCTTAATAGCTTTAGAAATAACCCTAAAATCCGTTGCATGATAGCAAACCCATCTAGTGCAGGGACAGGGGTAGACGGAATGCAAGTAGCAAACTACGCTATATATTTTTCCCGAAGTTATAACCTTGAACATGATCTACAGAGTAACGACCGTATATATAGAGGTGGCTCTGAGGTACATGATAAAGTAACTCGAATCGATTTAGTTACTCCCGACACATTAGATGAGGCAATCCTTGAGAGCCTTGACAATAAACTAAAAGCGTCTGAGGCTGTGCTAGCTTGGCGTAAAAAATTTGGAAAGGTGAAAAATGGATAAGGAAAAATACTCTAAATACATTCCTGTTATGGATGAGGAAATGAATAAAAATATTAAATCCATACTTAAAGAGAGTCCTGCAATTATTCAAGGAATGAAAGATAGTGGTATGTCTCACTTAGAGAAAAGAACCACTCTTTTGGTAGAGTCATTAATATTTAGTCTAGGTGTTCAAAAGGGACATATAGATAAACTAACCCAATTCATAGACGAGAACTTTTGATATGGAACTAACACGAGCTATAAAACTCCTAAACCTGACACGTTCTAAAAATGATAATGAATCTAGAGCTGCTATGCAAAAGCTAAACACAGCTATTTTGTGTTGGGAAACATTTTTTAAAAACGTGGTGACTAGAGAGAAATTAAAAGCTAGGTACACTACTAAAACTGAAGCAAAACCGCAGGACGCCACGGTTGAGTACGACCCTCACTTTATACCTATGTGGCAAGCTTTAGCAGACATTGCTACTTTCGGTACCTCAGAGGAGCAGCAGTTTGCAAAAGATGTGCTGCATACGAATACCGTAAAAGGTTCTATATCTGCTGCAGCTGCTGAAAGAGCTAGGAAAATACACCAAAGGTTATCTCATGACTAGACGATTGTTAAATGACAAGGAGGTAAAAGAACTTGCTAACCTCCTAGCTGAAAAAGTAGGGCAGCACAAAATCCTTGAGCGTGAAATAGAATTTTTGAAAGGTGAGTTTACAGACCAGGTAGAATTTACCGAGAGTAAAAAACATTTCGGAAAAACTACTTTATGTAATTACAGAGTGCAGGAAAACCTAGCTGTACATCCTCCGAGGAAATTTGAGGTTGATAAGAAAAAGATACTCTATGTTTACTTACAGAAAAATTTTCCTGATTGGTACAGGAAAAACTTAGAGATTCCTAGGGATATCTTATGTAAAAAAGCTGAGGCTGTTATGAAAGAGGAGCATGTGTCTAAACGGGATTGGGTTCCTTGGCCTCACTGCAAAAGGGAACCTTACATAGCTTTAACTTTCAGATTAAACCCAGGAGCATTCAAAAAGAATTACGATAAAAGGCTAGACAAATACGGATTCAAAGGTAAATAATACGATGGAACTAGGCGGTACTGCCTATCGAAACATATAAGGGATATTTGAGAATGGTTAAACCAAAAACAAACACCGCTGTAGCGGTAAAAGAAAAACAAGTGTTAGCAACTGTAGGCGAGAACAAAGAGCTAGCAGAAATGTACACCGAGGAAAACGATGATTTTGCTCAAGATGATTTACTTATACCTCGTATATTACTTGCTCAGGCTCAAAGTAAATACGTTGTGGAGGAAAAGGCAAAACCTGGACAGTTAGTAGGTTCCTTAGGACATGACTTACTTGCAGAAAAAGGAGAATACCTAGAGATTATTCCCTTCCATAGGAATAAAACATTTAGATTATTTAAGCCACAACCAGGAGGAGGCTCCCCTAAGTTTATTACAGAGGTGCCCTATAGTCTACAAACTAAGGCTTGGGAACGTTCGAGGCTTAGAGAGGTTGACTGGAAATACAAAAATTTAGACGGAGTAGAGGTTACAGAACCTTTACTATGTTTTATCACTTGGAATTATTATGTACTTCTATCCTCTGATGTAGAGGGATTACCTAGAGTCATTAGTTTCTCATCTACTTCATACATGACAGGAAAAATGTTAGGTACATTCATTACTGAGGAAGCTAAGAAAAAAATTCCTATGCCTTTCAAAACTTATAAGGTAAGTACTGAAGGGGTTTCTAATGAAAAAGGGAACTTCTATAAACTGCTCGTATTAAAAGGTAGAGAAACTACTAACGAGGAACTATCTCAAGTCACTGAGTGGGCTAGTCTAGCTAAAAAGGGAGACATTAAAGTAGATAGTGCTGAGGAGGAAAGTAACGACTCCATGCCTGCAGCTGCTCCTAAAGTAGAAAAAGGTATTGTAGACGACGAGGCAGAATTTTAAGGAGCTAGAACTATGAGTAACGAATGTTTTAGAATAAGTAAAAGAGCAAAAGAGTGCACTATTAATGTATCAGATACGTATAGCGAAAAAGTAAAAATCTATTCCTTAAATACAGGTAAGGAATCACAGCATTTTTATTTACCTATAGGTAGCTCATGTGCTTTTGCACTATATCTTAGTAATGTAGCAGAACAGCCTCTAGATGCAGAGGATCATTTACACATGTTTCTCGAAGCTTTCTTAGATGTATATGAGGAGGAAATTAAAAAAAGAGACTTAGGGAATAAAGGATGGTCTGCGGAATCTGTAGTACATGACGCTCATAATCATTTCTACATTTTGGGCAGTGCTCCAGAGCTTTGTCACGATGAATACATAGGTATAACTCTAGGACTAGAGCTAAGCATGTGTAAATACATTTTTACTAATTACAAAGAAAAGGAAAAATCAAATGACTGAAGAAAAAACAAATGAAGCTCAAGTAAAAGAAGAGAAAGAAAAAATGAAACAAAGATACTACGTAGTATCTATAATCGAAACATTCGAAACTCGTGCAGCAGCTCAAACATACCTAGGTGATAACGAGCTAGCAGCAGACGAGAGTATTCTAAAAGGTAGAGCTCTCGATATCGAAGAGAAAACAGTAGTGAAGCTAGGTAATTAATAAGTCAGCATACTCGCCGCTAGGGTATTAGTAGGGGAGTTACGAAGTAAGGCGGTTACAAAAGGGGTGTAAAAAGCCGCTGCCTTACTTTGGTCCATTTTTTCAGGAGGATATTTTGCTTTTACTTTTTACAGACGTGGAAACCACGGGGTTAAACGTTACAACCGATTACATTACAGAACTAGGTGCTGTGCTTTGGGATACTGAGAGAGCCGCTCCTGTGGAAATTATGGACGAGCTTATAGACTTCCACGACAGACCTAAGATAACAGAAGAGATTACTAGGATTACAGGTATAGACGATAAGCTTTTATTAGACCATGGAAATAAGAACCCGAAAGAAGTATTCAAGCGCTTTTATATTATGGCAAAAAAAGCAGAGTACATTGTAGCACATAATGCTCCTTTTGATAGAAAATTTATTGAGCAAGCTTTTGATGAATTAGGAAGTAAGAATTTAGAAATTTTACGAGCTTGGTCTTGGATTGATACAATGCTTGACCTTCCTTACGGAGAGAACACGGGCAGTAAAAAGCAGGGCTATGTAGCAGCAGACTTAGGAATAAATCCTAACTCTTTCGCACACCGTGCCTTATTTGATGTGCTACAGCTCATAGAAATATTTAATAAGTTTCCCCTTGAGGAAATTTTACATAGAGCTAAGGCACCTACAATAAATATAGTTGCTAAAATTTTACCTCCATTCAAAGATCCTAAACCCGAAGGTAAAAAAGACAAGGACGTAGCAAAAAGTCTAGGCTTTAGATGGAAAAGTGAATCTAAGACTTGGGAAAAACAGTTAAAAGATTTTGAGCTTGAGGGCTTAGATTTACCGTTCGAAGTAGATGTTAAAAGATAGGTGAGTAATGGATTTAAGCATAGTTAAAGTACCGCAGAAGCGCGATAAAATGGTAGGGTTTAGAACTACCCTAGACAATAAAAGGTATCTAAATGCTTTATGTAAAGCTAACGATACTACTGTATCTATCCTTATGGATAGTATAGTAGAGCAACTAAGACTAGGCGAATTACATGTTAGTAACAAACGAAAATCTTCGTGAAATAACTACCCGCTTCTGTAAGCCGGGTCAAAAATCTTTCGATACTGAAACTACAGGCTTAAATCCATATCAAGGCGACAGAATGTTTTCGGCTATTCTGGCCGATGAAATAGGGCCTGTCTATTTTAACTTCCTTGATTATGGGGACGATACTTTTTTCTTTGACGATGAAAGAATACTAAAAGAAATTTTCGCACAAAAAGATTCCTATTGGTTTGCACACAACGCAAAGTTTGACCTCGCTATGCTAAAGTTTGATAGCATAGACGTAGAGGGCCCTGTGCATTGTACGCAAGCTATTGGTAGAGTAATCCGTAATGATAAATTCTCTTACGGTCTAGATGCTCTCGCAAAAGAAAGAGGATTTTCTAAAGACGATGCTGTAGAGGATTACCTAAAAAAGCATAAACTAATTAAAAAAATTGTTATTCCTGGAAAGAAAAAGCCAGGGTACTTAAAACCATATAACAAAGTTCCTTTCCATATAATGTATAAATATGGCTTAAGAGATGCTCAAATTACTAGAGCATTAGGCTTACATCAAATAGCTGACGTAGAAAACGTGGCGGCTTCCACGGCTGTAGGCAAACCTAGTATCAAAGATATTTACCTCACAGAACTAGATATTACTAAAGTTTGTTTTGCTATGGAATGGGAGGGTGCTCTTACTGACCCTGCTTATACATCTAAAGCTTTTGCTTTCGAAATAGGTAATCAAAAGATAGCTTTGGAACGTATGGAAAAAATGATAGGGATGCCTTTCAAAGATGGTTCTAAATGTTTGACCAAAGCGTTTGAAAAATTAAACTTACCTTTAGTAAGAAATAAACCTACAGCAGCTATGCTTAAGAAAGCTAAGGAGCTAGGAACCAAAGCTATAGGTAATGCTGTTTTCAATGCCAAGGTGTTAGAAAATATCGACGGAGAATTTCCCCAACTTTTAAAAACGTGGAGAGGAGCAGAACAAAAAGCAGGAACTTATTACACTGCCTTTAAACATTTTAGAGACGACAATAATGTTATCCATTGTAATTTTAGGCAGGACGGTACCGAAACCGGTCGCATGAGTTGTGCTACTCCTAACATGCAAAATGTACCTAAACGAGGCGAGGATAAAAGTGTCTATCCTGTGCGTAAGGTTTTTATTCCTGAGCCTGAATTTTGTTTAGTAATGTTAGATTACGATCAAATGGAATACAGGCTTATGCTAGAGTACGCTAGAGAGTTTGACATGATTGCTAAAGTACTAGCAGGCATGTGCGTACACACTGCTACAGCCAATTTAGTTAAAGTCACTAGAGAAATTGCTAAGACAATCAATTTCCTCTTTATTTTCGGAGGAGGTATTAGGGCTGTAATGATGCAACTAGGTTTAACTTACGAGCAGGCTGTAGAGCTTAAAACTAAATATTTCTCATCACTACCCGGAGTGAAAAAACTAATGCGAGATGTAGCTACTGTAGCTGCACAACGTGGGTTTATCGTAAACTGGGCAGGCCGTAGGTGTCACCTAAACGATGTGAATTTTGCTTACAAGATGCCTAATGCTTTGATTCAAGGTGGTTGTGCAGACGTTGTTAAAAAAGCTATGGTAGGGACAGACAAGGTTATCAAAGGCTTAAACTCTAAACTCATCCTACAAGTACACGATGAATTAATTTTCAAAGTACATAAAGATGAGTTCTCTATAATTCCCGATCTAAAATTTGAAATGGAAAATGCTTATAAACATAAATACCTGCCTCTCACAGTTGGGGTAGATCATAGCTGGACTAGTTGGCATGACAAAGTAGAGGGACTACCTGCATAATGGGATACACAAAAAAGCAACCGGAAACAATTTTCAAAGAAAAAGTACAGAACGACCTGGACACTCTAGATTATTGTTGGCATGAGAAAATTCAGCAGGTTTGTAAAAGAGGAACCCCCGATATACTTGCTTGTATAGGAGGTACTTTTATTGCTCTAGAACTTAAAAAAGATGAGAAGGAAGAGGCTAAGCCTTTACAGAAATTAAAACTCCGTAAAATAAAAAAAGCGGGTGGCCTTGACTATGTGGCTCACCCGAAAAACTGGCCTGAAATATTTCAGTTTCTAAAATATCTCAGTGAGGATTACTCATTAAAAAGAGGACTCAAAGATTGATAGCCTTTCAAAAATTTCCTCTCTAATAATATTGTTAGCATCAGCATTCTCAGACATTTCAAAAGAAATAGTCTGTCTCTCCATAGCCTCAAGTAAAAGACTCTCTGTAGGATTAATAAGAATTTTAAAAACTCCTGCTGCAGGGTCGCCTACTTTAGTCATGACAGACCCACTAGTCAAAGCCACATGAGAAATAATTAAAACAGTACTGGAATCAATTCGGATAGCTATCCTAAACTCATCGTAGACAGAAGTATCTACAGCTCTACCGTCCTCATCTATTACAGCTACCTCAAACTCTACTTTACCGCCTTTAACACCTGTAATCACCTCATCAATAGGTAGTAACATCCTAGCACTCCTTTACTAAAAGTTGTATTTTCTGTGTCTGTCTAGTACAAACTTGAATTTTATTTTGATGTAATCCTAAAAGCAACTTGTTTTGTTTAAGCGTGGCTACCACCTGTTTTTTTGATAGCTCTAAATCCAATTTATTCTGTCCTAAAGTAAATTGGATACGCTCAATTATAGCTAAACTATTCGGAGAAATTACAGCATCTGCTAAAAGAAATACGTCTGTTAGCTCTGCGTAGTTCTCGTCTAGTACTGTATATGTAGCGTCTGTGTAAACTCTATGTAAGACATATACAAAAGAAGTTGCAGGCATAGCTACTGCAATGCTTCTAAAAAGTCCGTCACCTATATGAGGTAAATTTTCTGTAGCAATGACTGCATTAGTATCATCCCGCACAACTGCTCTAGGGAAAATATCGGTAGCTCCGTCGTACCCGTTATTTGTGAGAGGAATAATTTCCCCTAGTTTTAACTTTAATAACCCCATAACTTACTCTCCTTAAACATAGGCGCTATGTTCACACATTGCATACTATCTTTAAAAATTTGTACTCCTCTGTCAGGTGTAAGCATCTGAGAGGAGTATCTGTTAAATTGAATGTCAGAATATTTAGCTAAAAATTCCTCTGTAGTTTTCAAAACTTCACTACAGAAAAAATCTGTTTTGTCTGCCCACTTATTCTCAGGAGGTAGATCCTGTCCCATTAGTTTTATACAGACAATAATACTCACAGCTAAGAAAGACACGCCTTTTATATCGTAATCCTTACCATAGAGTTCTGTGTGAATCTGAGCAAAGGCCCTCATGTGTGCTTTGTTATTTCCTTTAGGGATAGCAAAGGCATAAACGACTTCATTATGTTTTAGAAACTCATGAATCCCTAATACTCTAACCCCCTCCTGAAACGTGGAGTCCAGTATTAGGGAGCTGCTTCTAGGGTATTTTGTATCTACCAAAGCGAAATGACTAACATCCTCTTTGGCCTCTAGACCCCACCGTATTATTTTACTTGCAGGGTAGTTGTTTCTAGTGAATAAAAAAATCATTCTACTACCTCGTGGAAAGGTGCATTCATCCAGAAATCTAAGTCAGTAGCCTCATCATGGAAAACTTCTATACGGATAATAAAGTAAGTGTACAGCTTGGCCTTATATAACTCTAAAATTTGTAGAGTATCGTCAAAACCCCAACTAGGTACAAACTCATCTAACACAACCTCATTGTCAGGACTACCTGCAGGGTGTCCTTGAGGAGCAACTATTTCTAAATGGAAGTAATCGAATTTACCTGAGCCGAAAGCTTTAAATACAGCTCCCGTGATAAAAATTTCTTTTAATATCATGTACTCAAAAACTTTACTTGTATTCGCTGCGGGTACAGTACCTGCGAAAATTCTAGTACCCCGGAAATGAAAATTCCCTGCATCTGCAAACATAGGAACGTCTGTTTTTATTTTACTAGGGAATAAACCTAATATGTGTAGAGTAGCATCAGCAGTACTTAAATCGTTAGTACCGTCGTTATATGTGATATGAGGCAGAGCTAAAACCTCTATAGCTCCGTCGCTTATTTTTAGTTGCTCATAATAACCAGGAGGTACAACTAGCTCACCCTCCGCAGGAATCTCTAGCCCTCCTGTCTTAGGAATAGGTACAATATCTGTAGAGGAGTTTTTATAAATTTTTGTCATAGAGATAAACCTTTCATGGCTATAGTACACCCTACATTTTTTACAGCATTTAATACTTTTATAGCAAGTTGTTTATTCTGTGTTACTGGTACAGACAAAGCTCCTGTGCTTCCGCTCCTAGCTGATGTTACAGTGAGAGTACCTAAAAGAATAGGGTTTACAAAATCACCCTCATGCTCATAATATTCTACGGAATAGGTATCAATATCCTCCTGACCACAAGCCACAGATTTTACAGTACCTGTACCTACCATGATAGGGATGCCTGATATATTTGACGGTACACTGCCTGCCCTGTCTAAAAAAGAGTTTGCTACCGCATTACCGCTTTTTCCAAAACTAGCAGTCTGTGTAAAGACGGAGGAACCTAAACCATCCTCTACCCAATCAATAGGACTAGCGCCTGTTTTAGCGTAAACAGTACCATCAGTTTGTCTATAGGATGAGCCTATAGGTGCATCTACTCCCGGGAAAATTGTAGGGTCCGCTACTCCTCCCCCATACCATATTAAATTGCCGTTTTCATCTGATATCATAGTCCCGTTTTCAATACCAAACGACTGTAAGATATTAAAGGCAGAAGCCCCCGAAGGGACTCCTGCTAGGAACATCAGAAATAAGAATTTAATCTTATAAGACATTCTTTCTAACCTCTCTTCTGCGTGCTGTAATAGTAGCAGAAGCGGCAGCAGTCATACGCAAACGCATATTTCCACTATCGATATCTACCACTACAGTACGATTTAAGTTTGAGCCTGTTTTTATCTTAGCCATAGGACTAGAATAAGAAACGACAGCAGCTCCGTTATTCATAGCGTGAATAAAGAAAGCTCCTGCATTCGCAGGCGTACCCGTTTCGAAAAAGTTTACCTGCCAGAAAACTGACCTTGCATCAGCTACAGGAATGGAGTCGATAGTCTGAACAGTAGTAACACCGACGACCTGAACCCCACGGTCTTGAGCGTGTAACACACCCAAGGCTTGTAATGCTGCTTTTACCGAAAGAGCAGACGATAAAAACAAAGTTGCAGGAGTTGTAAAAGCTCCTAAAGATGTAGCGTTTCGTGCTACTCCAATTACAGCTAAAGCATCGATCAAACCCTTTTCGATTTTCTCAATTGCTACCTGAACAGTTTCTGTACCTGTTAAAGCACCTGTGGTAGCTGCCAAGCCATTCATGGAAATTCCAGTTGCAAGAGCCCAGTTAAAATCTGAGATTTTAATTACTGCTGCACCTGCTACCGGGATGGTAACTAGTGCCTGTGCTTCCTGCGCTGCACCTACATCAGGTAGGTAACTCTGTACTACAAATGTGTTGTTGTCTACGATTGGTTGAGCCGCTGCTGCTAGTGTAACACTAGTATCAGAGACTTTTGCAGTCATTTCTAACAATACAGGAGTACCGTCCCCGTCAACTAAAACGTGGTCCCCTATTGACATATCATCACCACCGAAACCTTTTTCGTTATCGGTCCATGCAGTCATGTCAATAGCAGAGCCAGGAGCTACCGAATCATCGGTGAGGGCACCGATTTTTTCATTTCTCCATTTCAGATTAGATAAATTGACGTTACCTAATTCTGTCCAGTCAGCTGTAGAGCCTACGTTAGCAATTTTTTTAAAAATAGCACCTGATGTGGTGTTATGATACATCGACCCGATACCTGCAGCATCTTGAATCGAAGCATCACCACCCGGTGCTGCTGTCCCTTGCAAACCTAAACGAACTCCCCCGCCTGGTTGCGCATCTTGTCCCGTGACTTCAATATAAAGTTCACTAGAAAATCCATCTTGCATTAATCAATACTCCTTCATTAGTTAGATGTTTTAACAATCGACACACCTATGCCGAAAGTGTTCGTGTTATCAATCTGTAATTTAGTGTCGGAGCCGTCTTTGATGAGCTTTACAACGGAAGTCAAGTTATACGCAAAAGTGACATACTTCTGAAACCTTACCTCAGTGTCAGTTTTGTTACCTTTGATGTTTAGGGAAGTCGAGGCGGATTCGGATGTATTGAATAAAAGTATTTGATACTCTGTTGATACAAAATCCGTGAAAGGTGTAATATCAAAGTAGCCAGTGGACAGGGCAGGGATGCTGCCCTTTATTTTACGTCCTGATATTCTCTGTAGTGCTGTTACCATCGCTTACATATTCCTCATACTTAAGTAATATTTTATCGACGTATCTCTGATTGACATACTTGCCTGTGTTCTTATCAATGATAGGAGAACCTGCATTATAAGCGGCTAAAGTCATGCCTACATCGTAACCATATCTTTTCAGTATGTGGGAGAAATACTCACATCCATAGTATAACCCAAGCCCTGGCTTTGTACAAAGCTCAGGTAAAAACCCCTGGTACCCACGTTCTGTAGCAACTGCTCCCATAACTTGCATAAGCCCGTAAGAAAAACGCTGTAGAGCCTCCTCAGAGGCGTAAGAGATATTCTTAAGCTTTGCTATTCTTTTTACTTTAAATAACCACCTGTAATGAGATTCGAAGCGAATAGCGTACGTGGAAAAATTAGATTCAGCATAAACAATAGCTGCGACTAGATGAGGGTCCAGTTTAAATTTTTTTGCTACTTCGTTTATTTCTTTTTGGAAAGGATACATAATTTTATTTTCCTCGGAAATAAGGGAAGGTACTTTTGTTTTCCTCTTCTGTAAGAGCTCTCTCCAATAGTTTCCGCATATCCCTCTCAAATAAACAAAACATTTCCCCAAACTTTTTATCCTTACTCGAGATAAATTCATCTGCCTGACCCCTTGATACTCCTGCCTTTGCAGGATCTCCTACATATACCGATACATTGAGCGGCTCTTTTTCAGTGCTTTGACAACTTGGAACCGAGAGCACGAATAGTCCGCTCAATATCGCTAGTGTCCTTAGTTTTCTTTGCTTTGATGAATGCATTTGTTACCTCTTTAATTTGAATTGAACACTCTTTATTTTCCACAGGATGCTTGTTTAAGTAAGCAAGGAATTCCCTAGCCAAAGAAGTTACCGCTATAGCGAGTTTCAAAAGCTTAGGAATTTCTTTTATAAAAAGCACCGCAGCTATACCTAGCTGCGTGATCCCCACGTTTATTTCTTTCCGATAGACAAAGGGCCAGTGGTTACTACTCGTAAAATCATCACAAGTAAACCCACGCCTGCACCAATCATTCCCTGATTTTCTGCTATTACCTCTTTGATCGGAGGATGAAAAATAGAAACTACGGAGGCCACAGAGGTAATTAAACCAAGCCACATTGTTTTAGATAACCAAGGATTCTTTTTTTGCATAGTGTTAGCCTTTCTTAGCTACGTGTTTATTCATATCGAGGTATACTTCTCTTATTTTACCATGTTGATTCCGAATGTCTTTAGTATTCTTCTCCACATCTTTTTCCAGACGTACAAGGTTATCGTGATCTCGCCTAACATATTTAGATTCTACAGAGATTTTATCTATGGTTGATACATTTTTATCAAGCTTATCATCCAATTTATCTAACTTTGTAAAAAATAGGTCTGTGTTATCTTTTAGCTCTTTTCTTAGGAGCTCTCGGGTAGAGCTACCTGATGCCTGGACCCTCCACATTATTCCTACTGCACCTATGAGCAAACCGATTAGAGTAAGTACATTTGTTATTGTCATAAATCACTCCGCCTGTTCTTTTAAAAATTCTAAAAACGTGGGACCCACTTGTTTTTCGTCCGAACTTCTGAGTAGATTAGGTAAGGCTAGTAGGAGTATTAAAGCTACTACAATAATAATGTAGGCTTTTAAAAATGTCATTCGCATAAGTTGTTTCTCCCAAAGTATTAAGGCCTAGCTCCACGGTAGAGCTAGGCCTTTTTATTATATCATTTTTAAGATGACAGAGTTACTCGTAGTGAACATCTAAAATCTTATCCTCAACATAAGACTTACCATTTTTCTTATGGTTCCTACTCTCTATTAAATCCCTCATTTCCTCACGCTTAGTATTTGTATAGTTAACTATATCGTTTTCTATAGCAGCTATAAGCGCATCCTCTGTAGTGATACCTGCCTCGTATTCCTCAAGCTCTACAATACGATCTTTAATTCTTTGATCGGAACTAGCGTTTCCTCTGTGACCGTTTATAATATCATTCCTAGTATTCTTTGGTATTCTGTCTGGCCTTGGCATAATGTATTTTCCTTATGGTAAATATTTATTATTTAACTATATAAGTAAAAGTACCACTAATCACAACAGTACCTGTATTATTACTTATATATTTTATCTTTACTTTATCATTAGCCGCATCGGCCTCTATGTGAGCTGAATCATTATCAGTAGCAATATTATAAAGAGAGGCAGAGCCGTTAGCGTCGTCCACAGTGGTAAAATTTGATGCTATAGGTACATCTAAATTAAACTCTGTTAGTGTAGCTGCTGCTGTAGTATTTATAGACCCCTCAAACCCTACAAGAATAAAATTACCTACTCTTAAATAGTGACACGTAAAACTAACGCCTGAATCTACGTTAGAAATTCCCGTAAATCCTAGCGAGGTATTACCTGAACCCAAGTCCTTAGTAGCAGCATTAAAAGTGCCTACTAGTCCTGCATTAGTAGCATCAGCTAAAGGCTTAAACCCTAGAGAGCTAGTTACATTAAACTCTTGTTTTCTAGTGATAAGAATTTTATTCCAGTCACCTGTCGTTAGGTAATTCTGGGAAGCTACTCCATTCATATTCCAGAATCTTATCTCTTCTCCCTCAGTAACATCAAACTCAAATGTTTTAGCTACTGTTCTCGTATCACCTGTGTGCTCTGTAATAGCTGCTGATGTAGTTAGTACACCGCTATCTCTGTTTATAGCAAACCTAAGAGCGCCTGTACCTGACCCGGTACCAACACTAACCATCACACTAACTCGACCTGTAAAACTAGGGGTCCATATGTCAGTAGCTACATTGTAATCAGGTACATTCGTACCTGTTACTAGCTCCCCATCCCATTCAGTATAACTAGTAGGTATAAAACCACCTGAGTTATTTTCTATCTCTAACTCATAATTCGCTTTAGCCATAGAGTTATTAAACAGGTGTACAGTACCTTGACCTAACCATTCAATAATTCTAACTCTCAAGAAACCACTTATCTTATCACCGTTTGCAAAAATAAAAGGAGCTGTAGGGGTAGAAAAATCCTCTTGGTCTCCTGTAGATGTTTGCATTAACCAAAAAGCGTTTACCTCTCCGTTTAGAGGAGCACCGTATGGTTGAGGCGAACATTTATGTCTGTTAGTTGACCCTGTATCTTGGAAACGACACCAACCAGCTGTACTACTGCCTGCACTCCCTAGGCCAGGCATGTTTGTTAAATCAGGATGTAAACTAGCAGGTAGTTGTACTAAAAGATTACCTGCTATTCCTGTAACATTTGTTAGCTCAGCATCCCAATAAACTTCTAAATGTTCTCCGTCCCTAACTGCCTCAGATGTAACTGTCCAGGCAGAGGTACCGAAAGCAATAGACATACCTATGTCACCTAATTTCTCTTTGTGTGGAGCTTGTCCTATAGATTTTGTACCAATCCAAACTAAATCATAACGGATTGGGTTAGCATCTCCGGAGGATTCCATTTCTATATACAACGTTCTATCGTTTGTTGTAGCAGCTAGCGCAGGATAGACTCCACTGAGTTCTATCTCTGTCCAGTTTGTTACTGCATCTGTGATTACCACGGGTTCAAAGCTTGGGACTATATCACCGTCTGCATCTCTTAACCTTACCGTAATGTCTGCACCACCTGCACCGAAATACCAAAGGGAGGGTACTCCATGGACTCCTGCTAGTCGGTTAGGAATTAATTTCTCCGCACTCTTAACCGTGGCAGCTGCTGCGGAGGGATTCCAAACACAAGATGTTTTTCCGTCATATACTTCTGAGGCCGTAGACGTAGTGGATAAAGTACCTGCTCCTGCCTCAATCCAACCTTGCTTACCATTCTCACAGCCGTTATTCACAACTATATTTACATCAGGGTTTGATTGGTTAGCTATGTCTTTATTCTCATATGCAGCTAGTGCTATGAAGGAATTAAAAAATAGGGCTATCAATAATATTGAATTCAAAATTTTCATTTATTCTACCTCTGAAGCGTTTGGAATAAAGCGTAAATCTGCGGTATCTGTATCGGTACCCCTGGTTAAAACTACTCTAAGAATGTCACCTGCTGATAGTGCCACACTATTAATTTCTCCCGAACCATCCGTGAGGTCTATAATAGCCTCCTGAGGAGCGTTAGCTGTAGCAGGGTTAGTTAGTGCTACATTTGTGCTGACATGGAAATTTGAGGTAGTATCTACCCCGTCTGTGGCCTTGCGAATCAAATAGGTTGAGGCTTTAAATAACGAGGTATTAATTACCGAGGGTGTGAAATACATAACCCTCAATGTTTTTTCTACTCCCGATAAATGGGAGGGGGAAAGTTTCACATCAGTTTCTAGTCTACTTCCGCTCGAGGAGTCATATAGAAAAACTGTTTGTCCTAATTCATCTGCACGTAAAGGAGCTACTCCGGGTGCTTCTCTCCAAACTAGAGAGCCACCGCCTCCCCCTGAACCCATAGACTCGTAGTTCACTCCGTCTTTTGCAAACTCAATTTCAGGTGCTGTAGTGTTAAATCTTATCTTAGGGTTAGCCGAACCTAGACCAAGGTCTGCCTCAAAAACTTTACTTGTAGTAGTTCCTGTCCCTAAAATCAAAGTGTCTTTAGAAATTCTCTCATAGCCTGCGGCGAACGCCACGCCTGCTACCACGCCTAAAAGTAATGTAAGGATTTTGTGTTTTTGTAAAAATTTTAACATATTAAACCTCCGTGATCGTATCTGACACTGGACCTTTTTTACCTGCAGGCACAGCATCTTGGTTAACTTCCTCTATAGTACTTGGTCCAAACCTTGTACCCCTAATGTAACAATACTCTGCACCCACAAGCTGAGTGATAGCTATGTCACCTCCCACAGTCCAGCCCACGAGTCTACCAAACTCTAGAACTATTCCTTCGGCTTCGAAGCTAAAACATTTTGTAGCAGCGCCCTTAGTATAAACGACTCCTGGCTTAAACTCTATTTTCCAACGTGCTTTTGTTAAAGATATCGTAGTGTCAATAGATGCACTATCGTCAATACGTACTGTTACGTCGGTACTATAAGCTCCGTCTGCTAAAGCTAGGGCTAGCGTAGCGTGAGTAGCTGCAGGACCAGAACCCACAATTATATCGTATCGTGTGTCTGTCTCATCTGTTACAGACTCAAAATATTGCTGCCACTCGTGAATGATCCAAAACAGCCAGTTAAAAATAGGAGCAGGTGGCTCCTCATCGTCTAACCATGCTGTTTTCTTTTTACTTGCAGTAGGCTCTATAACTCTGTTAGCAAAGTCCACGTTGCCTACGGCCCAATTAGTTTTTGTACTCGGTTTAGGTAAGGGCACGGTCAACCTCCTATGCCAGCTAGAACACCGCCAACTCTAGGGTCAATCACTGACCCAAAGCCTCCTGTGTCGTTATTGTTTCCTGCAAAAGCAAAAGGTACTTTCCTCCTGTGATAGGTGGCTAGTTTACCTCCTGTATTTCCTGTAATGTCTGAGAAGCCTGCGCTAGGAGCATCTGTGTTCGGGCCTGAAAATCTAAAAGGTTTTACAGCATCAAAACACGTTAGACTATCTACCCTTACTCCTCCTGCTGCGACTTTTTCCATATTGTCGTAAACAAAATTTATTAAGCCAGGCTCTAGAGGTACGTCTGCACCTAGAGAAACGGAGCCTCCTCCTAAATCTTTATAGTGAACTAATGTAGCTCCTGTAAGAAGTTGGTAAATACTAATTAATTTTTCAGAACCACCCTGGGAATTATTTTGTCCAATTTTTACATACAAAAGTATTCTATAAAAATCATCGTCAAACCCCTCTCGTGCTTGATCGACTATTGTACCAATGTTATCTAGCTGCTGACCCACTGCGTTAGCTAAGGCACGAGCATCTATCATAGCATGTATAGCGTCCTCTATTTCCTGAATCTGTTTTACTACAGCAGAGATAAAAGCCTCATGATAAGGCTTTCCTTTGAAAGGAGAGGTAGAGCGTTTTAAGGCTACTATAATGTGATCTAAAATTTTAGGTATGTCTGTCATATTTATACCTCTACAATAGTGATAAGTGAAGTATCAAAGTCAGATATTTCTCTCGGCTCAATCACTATGTTATCCTCTAATGTAGGCCCTGCTGTTTTCCCTACTCGAATAACAATATCAGTTATGCCTGGTACACTTCCAAAAGATGCTTCTAACGAATTAGACCCATGTACTATAATATCTTTACCTATCCCTAAACCGTCCCCCCATGCTACTATAGCAGCTTTTACTTGGTCCTCTCCGTCCGCAGGATACTCGTTAGAGTCTACAGTTAAATCTAGCTCTACGTAAATAGGGACAACCGTAGGCCTTGAGTATTTCATCGTCTTAGCAAAACCTTTTGAGTCATAGGAAATTTTTGTAACGTCTCCTATGAGTGTAATACCTCCTGCTTTAGAATCAAGGATAGCATCAGCTATTTCTTGGTCGTCTCCGTCCTGCACTACTATATCTAAAGAGTTAGGAGGCCTACCATCTACATCTACAATGTCTGTATCATTTTCAAAAACAAAAACTTCTTTTACATTTTCTACTTTTCCCAACCTTGCAATAATCGCATTTATTGTAGAGCGTCCTGCTGTAGCAATTTCCTCTACTCGCTTTAATCTAAAATCAGGGTCCGACTCTATAACGGCTCCTGTAATTTCATCTAAAGCATTTGTACAGCTCTCCCAACCAGTAACAGGAGTTTCTATTACTGTGAGGGTGCCTGAAGGTGCTTTTACTGCACCTGTAGCTGTAGCTGCAGCTAACACATCTATCTGAGGTAAAACACCTGTAACAGAAACGGAAATATTTATAGGTAAATTTCCTGCACTATATCCTTGCTTAGGTGTGCTGAGTGTAAATGCAGTGTCTACGTCTGCTCCGTCTACTCGGTCTCCCTGCTCTGCATCTATGATAGTAATAACATTGCCTACCTCGGTAGCGGAAAACTCAGGGTCGACGCTAAGCTCTGTCGCTATCGTGGTGGCAATGGAGTTAGCAGAGTCGCCAGTAGCAACACCTGTTATCTCAAAATGTCTGTCTGCTGCTAAAGCAGAAGGGGGAGGAGCAGAGCCTGAATCATCTATATCGAACCAAACTACTACGCTACCGTCTTTGTCGTATAATGTGAAAGATGTTCTATCTAAGTTTGCTGCCACATCTGCGACAGTAACAACTTGGGTTTGCTCTGCACTTGTTAAAGTATTTGAATTTACTGTGATTAAAGATTGAGGAGTAGAACCTAAATCGTTTAGGAAAGTAACGGCCAGGCTCCCACTTTGTACGTCTCCGGAGACACTAACATTTCCTGCACCTATTGTTAGTAGGGCCTCTAAAGCTAACTCCACTGTTACTGCTGTGTCGTTGTAATTAAGAGCTGCTGTAATCGATCCGAGGAAAGCTAGAGTAAATGTAGCTGCCTCAGGCAAAGTAGGTAAGGCTATAACTTGAGTTTCGTTTATTCCTGCTGCTATAGTAGCGTTAGCACTTGTAGCGAACTTTGCAGTATCGTTACCGTCTACAGAAATTATTTTTCCTGCCTCTATTAAAGTTCCTACAACCCCGAATAAAGTTAGAGTAACTCTACTTGAGCTAGCTCCGTCCCTAGTTGACCCTGTAATAGATGCTACATTGTCTAAACTAGTTCCCTCTGATGAAGGATACTGTGAGTTATATACCTGTTCTGCAAGCTCCCACACGCTACCTAATCTATCAGCTAGACTACTGAGAATCTGCCCAATAGGTTGCTCGTCGTCTAAATCTACACTGTCACCCAATGTAGGCCTTAAATCATCCTGCATTTCTGTTAAAATATCTGCGGTTCTTTTTGCATTAAACCCCTCGGTTGTAACTCCATAAGTCATGGCACTACCTCACTAAAATTTATGTTTCCGTCTATAGTTGTAGCCTCAAAAGTAACCTTTAACTGTCGTGTCTCTCTTATTACTTCTAGCTCTAGGGATATTATTCCTGTTATGCCAGGGCTTGTTACAATTGTTTCTATAATCAAAGCCTCAATCTCAGCAGGGTTAGCGTTCTTTTTAAAAACTTTTGAAAACCAAGCCACCCCCTTGCGAGTATCTAAGAACCATTCGCCTAAGAAAGTTTGGAATTTTACTTTTAGAATTTGTTTTATTTCATCTTGACCAGAAACAAATTGAACTTTCCCGTTCTCAATTTTCCAGTCTCCTGTAGTTTCATCTAATTCTATATTCATCCTACAGCCCTCCCAGCATCTACTAGTGGTAAAGGCCCAGCCGGGCCCGGAGTCGAATCTAAACCTGTGGTGGTTACGGTCAAAAGTAAAGTTGCCTCGTAAAATCTAATAGGTGCGTGAGACTTAGTAGCATCTTTTACAGTAGGCGCACTTGCTAGTTCTAAAATTTTTGCTTTACCTAAGGCAATACTTGCAGGGTCTATTACAGAAGTTGTAACGTCTGACCAAAGTGTAGTAGGGGAGGGAGCTCCTATAGAGTCCCCTGCTTTAACCTCTACTACTGATGCTAAAATTCCTGCCTCCCAAGCATCTGCAACTACCACAGGCCCGTTTGAGGTTTTTGTCATAGTCTCAAAAATTGCTTTAAAAGCTGCTTTTCCGAAAGTGAATGGTAAAGGAGGGGAAGCTATTTCTAGTCCAGGTAAAGAGAGTTTAGGGGAATTTAACACAGACTCATACCAATCAGGGAGGTTGTCTTTCCAGGAATCATCCTTGACCCCTTTAACCCCTGCTGCAAAGCTTGTTTTCCAATCATCTAAACTGTCTAAACTCATTCTGAACTATCCTAAAAGTTGCTGTATCTTAGTTTGTATTGCTATAAACTTCGGGCTATTAATCGCAGTAGTTGAGGGCCCGAATGCTGTACCTACCGTCAAGGCTAACACCTCAGTTAAAAACTCATCTACTTCGGCTAAAAGGTCCACTGCCTCAGTACCGAAAAAAAATTTTCCTGCTTTAGTTACTACGACTCTACCAGAACCGACCGAAACCTCAACCTCTTCTGGTTTAACAGTCACTTTACTTTCGAGACCGTGCCTCAAAACAATATTGTCGGGGTCGTAACCCTCTAGAGCCTCATTGGATGAGTATAGTCCAGGGATAGCAATAGCATCAGCTAAATTGTGGTGTCTAGGGTCTCCTGCATCTACTGTACCGCCTTGAGACTTCCAACGATCTAGAGAACGTTGTGAGAAGAGTAATGTAACACCGCATCCCTTTTTTACAGGTAAGGTTAAAGCTGCCTCACCTGCCCGAGGAAAAGCTAGGGGGACGTTATGTAGAATAGGCAGGTCTACTACCTCCTCGTCTTTTACATATTTTCTTTTAATAGAGGGCTGTACATTCACAGTACCTTTCCCTACATTTATGGACTCTACGACTCCCGGCATACTCGTATTTACTTGCAACAAAATTTTTTTAATTATTGCATCTAGCACAGCATAATAGCTTGGAGTCTCACTATTTGTACTTGTATTTCCTACTCCGCTCATGCTACTACCTCTGCCTCAGCTTGTACAAACCAACTGTCTCCGTGAGTATCACCACTTAGAGTAGTTTTTCTCACCTTATAAAATCCTGAAACCCCAATGGACTCCACTTTTATAATCTTGCCAGGGCTTATACCTCCATTGATTAAATTTGTAAATTCTATGCCTTTAGAAGTTTTAACTACATTATTTATCAAACCAGACGTAGAGCTCACCACTGTAGCAACTCCTGGAATAGCAGCGCCTGCAGGCAGAACTTGCACAGCTCCCTCTTGAGCACTCCATTCTAGCCCGAACTTCATAGAGAACATATCTAGTAAATCTTTTGCGGTTCCGGAAAAGGAAAATCCCTCAGAGGCAGCTCCTGCTATTGCTTGCAATTGAGGCCCTTGAGATAGGCCCAATTTTTCCAAACCTTTTGCAAACATAGTTTGGAAAGGTGTACCGGGTGCCCAACTTTCCTCTACATGATTTTCTGTGAGCTCTTTCAGACTATCTTGAGATTCAATGGTACTTATCCAATTAGGAACCTCCTGCCTCGAAAAAGCTTTTGTGATATTTCCAGAAGCAACAACTTCTAAATTACTCGGATAGCCTACCTCAAGTAAAACTTTCATATCCTCAGATTCTAGGAAAGTTCTAGAATCTTGTTTAAGATTATATATTTCTATCTTGGATTTATTGGGGGTAGACTCGCTAGTTTTTTCTATCGTAAATTTTGTACGTAATCCTGTAAAATCCAAGCCCTCGCCGTTAGCTGCGAATACTTGGATTAGTGCTTGTCTTAGATATTGTTCTTTTCCTGTGAGAGCCATTACTCGATACTCTCCACATAAAACAATTTAATCGTGTTACCTATTTCATCTCTGCCTGATGTTTTTTGCTCCCCTGTCTCATCGTACATAAAAATTTTACCAGGTGGGAGCTTGTCATTTTTAAACCCATGTAACAAATTATAGTTAGTGATAAGCACAAGGCCTGCTAACAGAATTTCCTCGTTTTCATCAGCTATATTCATAACCCAACGATCCATTCGGCTATTATATCTGAATGAAAAAAAATATAACGTACCCTCTAGCTCAATTTGAAACTGATAGGCAGCTATATCGTAAGTTACAGGTAGTACTAAAGTAGCCATATCTTATCCTGCTCCGTCTGCGAAAGAAGCTAGATAACTAATGTTTTTCTTCTGTGCTTCAGTTGCTTTACCTGCTGCTTTTTTCCCTTGTTTTGCTGCACTAGATGCACCTGCTGCATCTGCTGCTATTACATTCTCGGGGAGTTTAACAGTGTTACTTTCCACTATCTGCACCTGCTCAAAATTACAGGTACATTGTATAGAATTACCTTTATCTATAGTCCTAGGGACACTTATGTTTGACATTAATAAATTGGTATATGTTTTTAACCTGGACACCACTTTTAATAGTTCTCTGTCCTGCTGTAGAGCAAAAAGATACTCGTAACATTTTCTAGGATAGTCGGAATCATTTAGATCACGGTTTGCTATCTGTTTCTCTAAAGTACGAGACTCCCCTACATCAGGGGAGAGTGCGAATTTTTTAATTTTATCTGCTAAGACTGAGCCCACTACATTCACGAGCCCACCGTATTTTCCTCTTTGAATCCCAATAGCTCCCCCCGCAGTACCTGCTAAAACACCTAGGGCAGAGGACACGAAACTAGTGTCTAGAGGGTCCTCTGAAATAACAATTTCTGCTGCTAGATTAATGTTTCCTAACACCGCATTGTCTGTAATATTTCCACCCGATTCTACAGGCAATTTAGTTATGTTTATACTTCGAGAGGGGACGAGGGAAATAGTGCAGTCAATGACTAGGCCCGGAGCATCCTTTTCGTCCCTGCCTAACACAACCCTCTGAGGGTTGACACCTGTAAGTAATCCAATTATACTCATACCAATCCCTAATTTATAATGGCGCTCTTACCTTGACTTTGTAAATCCCTTACGGTTTTTAGCTGGGCTTTGTTTATTCCCTTTTCTACAGCACTCTCTAATTCCTGCTCATTCAAATTTGACCCGTGAATTTCTACTTTTGTCTCGAATGTATTTGATGTAGGAGGGAAAGTAGATTGTAGTTTAGCCAGGGAGTCTACAATACTTGAATCGTTTATCATCTCAGCAGTTGTAACAACCCCGTCCCTCAAAGCCTCAGCTAGCGCAGGATTGTTAAACAGAACCTTTAGACCCTCAGGATTGTTTCTAATATTTTTTAAATTTTCTCTGCTTACTCTATTGTCTACTCTTAAACGTTTGTCTTTTTGTTGGGCCTCTTGGATTATTTCAGGGGAGAAAACTTTTTGCGCATCTTTTAAGCCATGCTTAGCAATAACCCTTTTTGCATTTTCTACCCTTTGCAATCTCTCTGCTTTTTTAAATTCTCCCGACCTCTGCCTTTGTGTCTGAAGTCCGAGGAATTTACTAAGCCTTGGAGAAGCCTCCATAATAGCCTGTATCATCCCGTCTGTGATTATTTGACCAATCTGAAAGCCTATGTCAAAAAATGCCTTAGAGCCCACGAGAGCTATCTGCAATGCTGCTAAAAGAGCATCTGCTATCTTTTGTCTGTCTGCTGCAAACTCTTCATCTGTCAAAAATTTATTTATCTTTTTAACAATTCTTTTTACAAAACCCAAAGCTTGCTTTTCAAACTTATCAATAGCACGTAAAAATTGAGGCATACCCTCATCAAAATTATTTACGAGTCTACCAATGAGCGAGTCACCACCTTGAAAGAAAACTACCATGTCCTCAATAATCAAGAACATTGCAGCTACAGCAGCACCTATTGCTAGAGGAATTGCTAGAGCAGCAGCTTTCAAGGTAAATAATGCTACAGCAGCTGTTCTAGATTTTAATGCAAAAAAGACTAAATTTTTTCCTGCTGATAAAGCGAGTAGGCCTATATCACCTAAAAAGCCTACAACCCTTACACCCACAAATAAACTTAAGGCTGCAGTAGCACCTTTAATTACATTCTCAAAACCACCAAAGGAGTTTATTATAGCTTTAGTTATCCTATAAACACCTTTGCCAACTTTAACTAATTGCTTCATTCCTCGTACAAGTAGTTGAATAAATCTAGCAGAGTTTTGTTTTATTAAAACTTTGTTTGCTTGAATCCAATCAACTGTTTGATTCAAATAAGCCTTAGCCTCAGGTACTAAAGTACCCCCTATTGTAATAGCTAGAACTTGGATACTGTCTTTTAAGTTTGAGAAAATTCCTAATAGACTTGCAGATTGTCTTTCCATTAAACCTGCAAAACGACCTGAGCCGTTCGCTAAGTTTTGTAAAGCAGCATCTACAATTTCAAAACTCACAGCTCCTTTACTAATTAGGTCTGGAACTTCTTTTACAGCTACTTTCATTTGTGCAGCTACAGCCTCAAGGATTGGTACCCCTGCCTCTGTAAATTGCCTTACCTCGGTTCCTTTTAATCTGTCCGCTGTTTTTACCTGCCCGAACGCTAAAGTAAGCTGAGGTAGTTTTTCCCTACCTACAGCAGATGCAATGTTACCTAAAGCTGTTAGAGTCTTAATCATGTTTTTAGCTTGAATACCGTAGGCAAGTAATTTTTTGGTTCCGTCAAAAACTCCCTTTAGTTCAAAGGGAGTTTTCTGAGCGAAATTTGTGAGGTCTGATATTAATTTTTTAGCTTTGTCCTTACTTTTAGTAAGAACTTCGAAAGCTATTTCTACCTGTTCGAAGTTTCCGGCTTCTCTGAGAAGTAGCCCAATGCCTGCACCTATTGCAGCAAAGCCAGCGCCTACACTTAAAGCTAAATTTCTTAAGCCTACCGTAGATTGCTTTACTTTTGCTATCCTAGCATCCATACGTTGTAGAGGTCTATCATCTACGACAAACCCCCACTTGGTAACTAATTCTCTTACTGTCGCCATATCTTACCTCTGCGCTTTTGCTGCCCGCTCTGCCTTAGCATGTTCGAAATTTTCGTTTTCGTCTTTAACATCTAAAGCCTCATGAGCATCTAAAACGTCTATTAAGGAGTAATGGTTATCATACTCCGTCAAAGTAAAAATCCCTCTCAAAATTGGCCTCCACTTGAATAGTTTTATATTCAAAGGCCCAGGGTCAAAAACCTCCCCCCTGTTTTTAGTCCTTACTTTGGACTTGATATTACGAGGGGTTCGTCGAAAAAATCTGCGTACTGCGCTTTCAGTACAAAATAAATTACTTTCATTAAGTGCCCTGGATAGCCTAAGAAATGAGTTTCGTACACAACCGGCTTACCATCACAAAGCATTTCCTCAGTGAAAGAATTTACTTTTTCTACAAATTCTTTTTCATTAATTTGAGTAATTAAGGATTTTATAGCTGGTACAAGTACTTCGGAATCTACTTTGTCCATTAGTTCCTTTAGAGAATCAACCTGCACAAGGATAGTGATAACAGGCTCACCCACTAGTTTAACAACCCACGCTAAATTCAGCATAGCTTTGTCTGGATGCCACATGTTTACCTGATACTCGTGCATTACTCTGTTCTTACCTTTGCCACGAGCTAGCTTGAATTTTTCTGATGTTCTCATTTTTGTCGACCTTTAAAATTAATATTATGGAGCAGGTAATACGTCCTCTGCAATACCGCCGCCTGTAAAGAGTAATGCTCCTGTAGCAAAAACCCATTGTCTATCTGTGTTTTCTTTTGAAAACCCTTTAGCAGGAACTTTCTCTACCCAAGCCTGCGGAGCTGCAGCTTGCTCAGTACCGTTACCATCTTTTATCAAGATTGGTACTTTACCTGCATTACTAGTCTCATCTGCTGTAGCAAACCCTTGGAATATCCCGTTAGATAAAGATGTTTGCAATAGAGTGATAGTAATTTTTCCGCTTTTGTCGTTAGACTTAAACCTAGCTTGCTCACCATCAGCACCCCCTTGTTGAGTGAATGCCTCGCTATTTCTTTCTGCTGTAACAAATTCCCCATCAGCATAACCACTAACGATATGACCGCCTACGGTAATACTAACTAAATCCGGGTCGAATGTTTTCCCCATAACTTTGATTCCTTATTATTAAAGTGTAACGGTACCGTCAACAACTGCTTTATGGATAGCTCCCTGTAAGCTAGCCTTCCAAGTAATGCCTCGAATAATACGAGCCGCTTTATCTGCCGGGTCTGCATCAGCAGCTAAAGGAACTCCTATTGTATAACCTTCGTTATAAATAGTTTTCTGTACCGCTTCAGAAAGTACAGCATTTAAGTCATTTTCTAATAATGCAATTCCCTTGTCTGTGTATGGAATTTTGTCATTATTAATTTTGGTAGCGAACATTCTTTCCTGAATCCTAGCTGTAACCCAATCATTACCTCGGATAACGTCATAGTATTCGCCTGATGCCACGGTTCCGAACTCTGTGATATCGACCCCACCCACAGGAGTAAATGTGTTACCATTATTTCCGTGTATAATATCTTTGATTCCGTCGCTTAAATCATCTGCAATAATACCCTTGATCTGCTGATCTGCCCAAGTTAGAGAGCCAGGGTCTTTAGGGAGGTTATCACCTAGCCAACCCATTTCAGGATAGTTAGCAGCATCAGCACTAAACATTCCTACCGTTCGATCTAAATTTTTAGCCTTTATTTTATAAAGGATGTGAGAAGTATCACCTAATACTTGAGCGTTAGGGTCTAAAGTTGTACAGAAAAAAGTTTTGAATTGAGCCTCAATGTAATCTGCTACAGGCTCCTGCTCTGCTTTGTCTCTAGACTGAATAGTTAGTACATACCAAGTATCATCTACTAATCTAGCTCTAACGATTGACTCTATATATGTTTGAACTTCATCAAAATATTGAGTTAAAGTAATCGCTCCCGTAGTCTGCGAAAGTCCTGCTGTAACCTCAAGATCTTCTAACAATACCTCTGTATTTACAGCTGCACCTGTTACTAGGATAGTTCTGTCTGTAGTATTAATTACAGCTGAGGCTACCCCTGCCTCTCCCTGAATAGCTGTAGCTACTGCTGCAAGCGTGGTATCCGTGTCAGTAATGAAAGCTACTGGACCTATAGCATTACCGTTTACATCCATATTGATAACGTTGTCAGCTACAAAAGCACCCGCAAAAGTAATCAATTGAATGTGAGCTAAATCAGCTCCCTTTTTAATAACCCAAAATTTTGCAGTCTTTAGGTTTTGACTGAAATGCACAGTAGCAGCTTGAACTACTTCTGCATCTACTAAACCTAGTGTCAAGTCCACTTGCACTGCATCTACATCAGCATAGCTTTTGATAACCCCTTGAAAGGTAGACCCCTCTGATACAAAAGCCGCTGTACCGAACCCTGCACGGGTCGGAACTTTTGTCTGTCTTGTAATGTTGACTTTAATAACTGTGTCGAGTCCCGACATGCTCTACCTCCAAAAAATTAAATAGTAATTAATCCTGTGTCGAGATCATATACCCCGTCACCATCTGTATCTACGCTGCCTGACACTTCTGCACTATCAAAATAACCTGGCTCATCTACGATATCAATTCTAGTACTGCAGAACATTTCTAGTAATGCTCGTGGTTCTGTCTCTGTCTCTAAAAACTGAGAGATATCTGAGACGGTGCCCTTGTCATTTATTGCTATATTTTTTTCCTGAAACCTAGCCCTTACTGTAGGGGTATCTACGCCTAAATGCAACGCATTTAGCATATCGGTAGCTCTAACAAAGTCTTTAAGCTTACCACGTTGGCCTACAGCCTTGCCTACAGCTTCTATTGATACTGTGAACTCTCTATGAGCCCTAATAACCATGCGGCCTGTAGCATTGCCGTTACTATCCTTTTCCATGGTTTCCTCATCAGAACCACCGATAGGATTAATATCTGAAAGAATTTTGAAAGAAAAATGAGGGCCCTCAGGTCTATGGTCAGAATGGTCAGACATGACTACACTATAGGCACCTTCATCAGTTATCCATTGCAGAAATGTATTCTCAATTGTACGGGTCAATTCTTTGACAATGTTATAAATTTTTGACATTAGTTAACCCTCGCAGCAAGCGCTTGGAAATGAGCCATATCATCTAAGCCTTTGTATTTCTCAACTGAAATAATTTCAAACTCTTCTCCCTCAATCCTGAGATTGTCAGCTCTTTGCTTTTTCTTATCATCGTCAAGTAATAAGGGAATGGACACAAACAATTCTACCACATACCTTTGTCTAAAGTTATCAGGCAAATTTTCCCTCTCACGTCCCCCAACGGGTTGCACGGACCCCATGGTTTTAAAAGGAGGCAATGCAGAGGCTTTTTGTTTCCCCCCGACTAATTTTGTCTTTGAATATCTAATTACAGTAATCTCGTCCGTATATAGATCATCCATAAGCATATCAAAACTCATTTCTTACCTCTCCTTTTAATCCTACGCTTAGCTGCTCTTTTAACTTTCCTGTACTTCACGCCTGCTCGTTTACTTATATGCCTAGCTTTAGATAATGCCTTACGCTTACCTTTCCTATAATTTACGCCTGCCCTCTTTTGAATATGCTTAGCGCTCTTTTTGATTCGTCTATTTTTTCTAAGTTTACGCCTACTCGGTCTACTTTGTCTACCAGAAGCCTTATTAGTGCCCTCTGTGCTAGCTCCTATTCCTGCATTCGCTACAACAAAAGTGATAGATTGTTTTAACCTACCTGTATTTTGCAGAGGACTAGACGATCCTTTACGCTTAATAGTGGAGGGAGCATTAGGAGGCTCTTTTATATCTACGATTTTTTTCTGCATGAGAGATTGAATCTCAAGGCCAAGGATTTTGAGGGCCCTTACTGTAGTCATGTCTCCTTTACTCATACGGTAAAACAAACGTCTATTCAGTTTAACTAGTTTTCGGAAATTGTCGTCTATAGTAGTCCTAACAAAAGGACGAGCAGGGATGTGAGGATTACCTTTTTTCGAGATGGTACCGAACTCATTAAATGTAGCTATGTCTGTTACTGATGCTTTACTACCCGAGGAATGGGGTCTGTCGCCTGAGGTGCCTTGGAATCCAACTTTTACATGAGGGCCTCTTTTCACTTTGGCAATTTCTGCCATAGCCTCAAGATAACCCTTGTTGATATCCTTGGTTCGAATTGACATTTAGCATACCAAGTAAGGAATGGTAATAAGAGATTTTCTTTCCTGTAAAAATTGTTTACCATATGCAGTTTCTAAATAAGAAACATCTTTGTCACTATCACTTGTACCTGATACCTGAAACTCTATTTCACTCTTACCAATTTTTTTTCTTTTGACTGCTCCATTCCCTTTACGAGAAAACATTGTCAAAAGATGAGCAGTAAGTAGGGACGTAGCAAAGTTAGCCTTAGCACCCCATACCGTTTCGTCGATATCAAGTTTAGCTAGTTCAATAAATTTACTTACTCGTGCGTTTTTCTGTTTAGCTAGCTCAGGAGCTATACAAATAACATCGTCGTAATCTGTCGTAATTGCCATGGTCCCCACCTTTTAATCTTCTTTTTTTTCTGCTTTTGCCTCTACCATTTCTATCTGTTTTTCTATTTCACTAAATACGCCTGGTCTGTCCTCGACCTGTAGCCATGATTGTAATAAAAGAATATCGTAAGTTTTTTTCACTAGAGGAATTGCTTTTTTAATATTTAGTTTTCTAAGAATTTCTTTGTCGTCTGTAGACTCACCTGCTTTAGTACTAGAAGCCGCTAACTCTATAACTAGAGTATTATCTTCTAGTCTCTTTACTATTTTAGGGTGGTCTTTTATATTTTCCCAGTCTGCATCGTCTACAGTATTTACACCCGGCATGAGTACTACATTTTTGTGAATGACACCCTCTTTATTTACGATAGGTAAATGGAGAGCATTAGGTAAGTTGTAATTTAATAACATGTGTCGACCTTTCAAAATTTACTTTTTTGGTTTCTTATCCTCTTTCGCCTTAGCTTTTGCTGCTTTAGCATCTGCTGCTTTAGCATCTGCTGCTTTAGCATCTGCTGCCTTAGCTTCTGCTGCTTTAGCTTCTGCTGCTTTAGCTTCTGCTGCTTTAGCTTCTGCCTTAATCTTATCATCCTCTATTTTCTTAGCATCTGCATCAGCCTTAGCTTTAACTGCTGCTTTTGCCTCTGCTTCATCCTCTAAAATCTGCTTACTCTTTTTATCCTGCATTTCGAATAATCTTTTTTTAGCTACTATAGTCTCAAAAGCAGGAATTTTAAGAGCCTTTTTCCACTTCTTAATGTCTGCCTTATTCAAAGTATTTACACCCGGAGCTAAACAAAGTCCTGCTGCATTTACTCTAGCGCCTGTATTAAATATTTTCATAGAAAGAATTCCCTAGTAAAAAAGAAAACCAGAGAGACAACCTCTCTGGTTAGATATATTTAGATATCGTCTGTCTTAGCTTGACTTAATGGATAGTAAATTAATACTCCTCCAATACGCTCGTGACAAGCAATTTCATATTCCATACCTTTTTCCTGAGGAGCAAACTCCTCATAGTCCTGAGGTATTTCTAACTCCATAGCATCTGGGTTTCTATCGTAAGCAATGCATGTATCACTTCCCACAAAACCATTTGATGCTGCTAGCTCTACAACCATTTCACAGTCAGTGATTCCTGCCATGTTGTTTTTCATGAAATACTCTAGAATAGTGGTGTCACTCGTAGTACTACGAGGAGTTGACCCTATTAGAGTTTTCTGAGCGATAGGCATAAGTAATGCATTCGGGCTTTCTACTTCATTTGACTGTATCACTACAGCGTTTACAATCTCATTTAAATCACGGACGATTTTATCAGGAGTTGTAATTTTTGAGGCGAAAGTAGTTAGGGAGCCTGATCCGTCATTTAATAAAACAACATCAGGAATGTTTGGGTTAGTTAACCAACCTGGAAGGTTAGCGTTAGCGTCCCCAATCCATGCCAAACGGTTTTCTTTGATAGCGATAGCTTTACGAGCTGCACTTGCTCGTCTAGTTGCTAAAGGCTTTCCTGCCATTTGAGCAGAGCGAATTTCCTGCAAACTATATCCATAACTTGCACCCAAAGACTTGATAGTAGAAGTAAATTCTTTACCTTTAATATCTGCTCTAGGGAAGTCTCTAGCATAATCAGAAATGATTTTTGCAATACCTACTTGATCGTACTGCTCATAAGTCAAAGACTGAGCGCCTGGGCCCGTGGAGAAATTCACAGGGATTAAAGTTCTAGCCTTTAGATTCGCATATTTAATGTCATATGACTTAGATTTAACTACCTCTAATTCACGAGCAAAAAATACCGACTCACCTGCATCTAATCTTACAAATACTTGTGTCATATTCTTATTTTCCTTATGCAGGTAAGTTTAGCTCTACAACAGCTATTCCCGCTCCAGTTGTTGACGTTACAAATTTAGAAGCCTGCAATTGAACAGCGTTAGACGTGTCCACATCAGACCTAAATCCTCCCTCGTTGCCACCTTGGAAGCGTACAAATGCAGGTTGTCCCGCATCTACAGCGTCCTCAACAGAAACCCAAACTCTCCCTTTTTTCAGAGTAGGGAAAGCAGACTTGATAGGCCATTCTGCATTTACAGATACAGAAACTTCCTGACTCTGTGCATGGAATGCAACACCTTTAGCTAGGTTATTTACGTCTGCTGCACTAGCAGGCACTCTAGCTGCATCGTCCCCGTTCACTTGATCGGTAACAACTAATTTACCAATACCAACTAAAGCTACTACAGCCAAACTTGTTACTATATCACGGACAGAACCATAACCATCTGCCAACATACCATTAAAACCGGGTGACATATCTATACTTGGAGTTGTTGTTTGCATAATTTAAGATTCCTTTCGTGTAGAGCTAGACATAGGTTGCTTCCAAGCGGCTTGGGATACATCCATACTGTCTTGTCTAATTTGAGCAGCTGTTTTCACATCTGCGTTATCCATTTTGTCCTTCTGCTTTCCTGCAATTGCTTTGTCCAAAGGAGTTTTTCCTTTAGTACTAGCAGGAGCAGACTCCATAGCAGCGTCAAAACGAGCAGAGATATAATCATCTGACTTGTCTTTTGCATCAAAATTTTCTGACTTGGAAGCGATTACAGCTACCTTAATTTCTTTTTCTGACATGTCATCAATTTTGTCAAAAGTTTCCTTGGTCAAGTGCGTTTTAGCACTATTCACAAGGTTTACTCTAGCTTTCACTAAAGCATTTACGTCTAAATTCTCAGCATCCAAACGTAATTTTTTTACGTCCTCCTCTAAGGCATCAAACTTACCCTGTGCTTCATCTGCCTTTTTACTGGTAGATGCCTTGTAATCGTTTAGCTCCTTAGTAATTAACGCATTCTGCGAGTCTCTACGTGTGAGAGACTGGCCGATTGCGGAAATTAAGGAACTATTTGAGGTTTCAAATTCTACCCCGTCTAGTGTTACCTTCATTTTTTCCCCTTCAGGTTTATTAATAATTGGTTCGGGTTCCTTATAGTCACCCTCGACCACCTCGCCGTCTGAATCCATACGCAACCGAACTTTAGAGCCTGCTCTGCCCTTTTCCTCAATTGCTAGATGATTGTATTTAATATTTGTTTGAATGTGTGTATAAGCTTCTCCGTTATACATACCATCTTTTTTGATGAGCTCGCAAGTGTAACCGCTGCTCACTTGTCTGATAGGAGAATTCTCTACCTTTTTAATAACTTTATCTGACATTAAAGTAGTGTGCGTGTCCACATAACTAAAACCGTCCTCTGCATCCCTACGAGAAACCCCTCCACTTACAGAGCCAACCATGTATTTAGTAACATTCTCAGGCTTAAGTAGGCCAGGGGGATGCTTGTCTGTTAGAGGAATACCATCTAGAGTAGCGAGGGAATCTTGATTAAATACATGCTGAGGCAATCTAACCTCTTTACGTACTGAAAATTTATTTCCCTCTTTGATTCTATAATTTAAAACCCCTGTACGAGTGACTGTAACAGGGACTTTTAGAAAACCATTAGATAGCTTGGTAGGCTTATGCATTTGAGCTGTATCGAATCTATTTACTAGCATTATATTAATCCTGTCAAAATTGGTTCTGCATAACATCTACATTGATAGTCAGCGCCTGGGTGTCCTGTGTCTGCGGGTGGTTTGTCCCAGGAAAAGGTTTTACCATCTTTTTTATGGGTATCCCTCACTCGCTCATCTCGTGAAGTCCTCCATTTATATTCAGTAACACCTACATCTCTTTGTCTCAATTCAGTTAGTTGTCCGTTGAGCTTACTCACTTGGTCTCTAGCAATCAACCTATAATTCGCTCTAGTCTTTCGATTTACCTTGTTTCTAATTATACTAGCTAACTCTTCTCCTGCTACCCCGTCTCTAAACCCATTCACAACTATATTACGTACATCGTTTATGTGTTTTTCCGAAAGCGTGGTAATCAGCTCAGCATTTTCGGTAGCAAAAGATTCTAAGGCATTAGTTAGCCATGGCTCAGATTGATAAACATCTACCTCTAATAGTCGCTTAAAAACTTTTTTGTTTTGGATACGATTATACTCACTGACTTCTATGCCTCTACGTTGTGCGATTCGTTTGACTTCATTCTGCGTTAAATTTCTACTAAATTCAACCGAAATACCGTGCAAAATCACCCTCAAGTCCTCATCGGCTGTATCGAACCTGCGAGTAGCAAGCTCTCTAGCGTTTTGATCGGTCAAAGTAGGGAGGTTTATTAGTAGTCTATTTCTAATCATTTCAAATAATAAAGTATAACTTTTTCTCAAATCCTTGGTGTACTTACGTTCGATATGCTTGGGATGCAAAAGAGGCGGGACGACTGGACTCCACGTTTTTCCTCTTTTTGCGTGAAACTCTACACGCTTCCTAATAGCCGCATCTATTTCAGGTAATGTTTTCATATTTTCATGTCGCCTTTGAAATAACGAGATTTATGCAAGCTATCTGCCCTCACTGTACTTTCGGGTTCAGCTCCTTCGTCGTCTGACTCATCTCTTTGAGACGTATCTCTAAGCTTTGCATTAATCTCAGTTTCAAAATTATACTCTCCTGATCCGAATCGACTAAGGCCCACCTCGTCCGAATCGACTACCCCTGCCTCGATATAAATCTTATCTGTCTCAGCTTGGGTTTTCCTTGCTTCTATCGTTTCTTTTTTATTCAAATGTTTTAAAGGAGCAAACTCTAGATCCCACTTTTCAGGAATTTTACCGTTAGTCGGTCCGTCTCCTGCTGAAAAAATAATCTCAAAGATTCGCTTTAATTTAGGCTTGAGGACTTGTTTCTGTTCTCGTAACACTAAATCATAGTAATCGTTTTTCTCCGACTCTCCTGTAGCTCCTAGCCCACTCGGAGCCTCGCCTAGTAGAATCGTATGAGGATACTCGGTAGAGGATGTGAATTTTCTAGATATTGCATCTAAAACTTTATCCAATCCCTGCATAGATGTAGTCTTACGCTCAAAGTCCTCCCCGTCTGCATCTACTATAGCAGCACGAAGTACAGAACGTGTGAGCTCTATAATCGCTATCCTGTCCTGTATTTTCTTTTGACCGTCTGGGCTTCCGACGATATCCGCAAGATTTTTTACTTTATACACAGCCTGTGCAAAATCCAAGATAAGAGCGTGCGCAGAGTCATAGGATGCTTGAAAATCTCGGATAGCTGCCTGTAGATTATTTAGTATTGAATCATTCCAATACTGATTTTGCATAAATGCATTTCTTGGGAGTTTAACCCCGTCGAATCTAATTATACGAGAGTGATGTATCTTTATACCTCCACTCAATTTACCGGGTGTTTTTCCTGAAACCCTTGGCTGTATCATGTATGTGTCAGGGTAGCTAAAGTTGGCATCTGAAGGGTCCACACAAATATCCTGAGCTATGAGCTCAAACCTAGACATTAGAGTAAAATGAGTTACTTCTCTCAAAGACTCTAGACTCAAAGGCTCCTCGGTGTCCTCATCGTCGGTACCAACTATTAAAGCAGAACCTCCGTACATTCGACCCCATTCCATCCCCTCGCACATTTTGTCTCCATTAATGGAGAGAGTGAGTCTTTCGAAATAGTCCATAGCCTGCTCTAAAAGTTTCTCATCGATATCAGGGCTAGTTATTCTAAACCCCTCCCGAACCATATCACGAGGGAGCATTTTAACAATTTTTTGAGCCATAGTGTCACCCGCAAAAAGTGACTCTGCATCAAACTCATTCATCGGGACAAAGGAAACCGAGCCTCCTGTCCTTTTGTCTTTAGAGCCTAGGCCTAGGCCAGTAAGTATATTACTCCAACCATCCATACGAACCATTTGTTTTAATTTATCTATCGTGTCTACCTTCATAATACCCCTTACCATACAGCTAAAGCGCCTAGGTCTAGGCCCTCGTTAGTTTCTAGTCTAAATAATGCTTGCGTACACGCATCTACTCTGTCGTCATGTTTTCCATTAGGGAATTTAGCACACTCTTCTATAAATTCATCTACATTAAATTTTGAACAAGTTTCAGGGACAGGTAGGAATACATTACCGCTCTCACATTGAGGAGACACAGCGTATGCTCTAGCTATTTTACTACCCTGAGGCTCTACAGCAATAAGCCCAGAAACTCGACTCTTCATTGCAGAAATTACAGCAGGCCCGTTGGCCTTGTCCTCTATAAGTTTTGTCCTAGCCTTAGGGTATTTTAAAACTAGGCTGAGTAAAGCATTACATGTAGCTATTAAGTCCATTTTATCGCAGTACTCATCTAGTAAATATTTGTTAGCTCCTTTACGACCCCAAACCTGTAGAACTACATTGTCACATGTAACTAAATCTTTGAATGTACAATCTACACTTAAAATAATTTCATCTAAGAATCGAGGTAGCTCATGAGGCTCGTAGAATTGCCAAAAATGCTTTTTGAGAATCGCTCCCCCCTCCGTGAAAGGGTTCTGCATATACAAAGCTGAAAAGTCTCTAGAGTTAGCTGCTTTTTGTCTCAATAAATATTTTATAGAAAATTTATCGGGCCAAAGAGCCTCACCCGGTTTTCTATGATCATTTACATTGGCAGGCTCATCTAAAGCCAAGGCAGGGAATACTAAGACTGTCCACTGATCAGCATCAGGGTCTTTTTTAGCCAAGTCTAATAACCTACCTGCTAAATCGTCCTCGTGCCAACGAGTCATAAGCAAGCACTTACCTGCGTCCTCTGAATCTTGACGAGTAAGGAAAGTTGATGTGTACCAATTCCAAACAGACTCTCTAGTCGTTTCAGAATCGGCCTCCTCCCTGTTTTTATATGGGTCGTCAATAATACCAAAATCAAAACCAAAACCTGTAAGAGAACCACCTACCCCTACGTTTTTGTTTGAGCCTGAATGCTCCTCGTGAGCTAACTCAAAATAATCGCTAGTACGCTTAGGAGTTTTACCTGAGAATTGCATACCCTTCTGTAATAAAGCGGAGTCAGGAAAAATAGAACGGTATTCCTCTGAATCCATAGTATTCTGTGTATCACCTCCCATGAGACAAGATAACTTAGCAGAATAAGCAGCAGTCACTACATTCGCATCGGGATATTTACCTAGGATATATGCGGGGAGTTTCCTCGAAACTAATTCGCTCTTACCGTGTCTCGGAGGCATAAAAACCATTAAGTTTTTTATCTTACCTGCTACAAAAAAATCTAGGTAAGCACATAGAACTTTATGGAACCATTTAGCTACGTATTTTTTATTTGTGTATGCAGTAAAAGAGAGAAGAGATTGTTTAGCTCTCTCCGCTGCAGCTAGCTCTTTGTCTCTAAGTTCGAGCTTCGTTATGTATTCATGTTCAGCATCTAAAGCCTCTAGAGCCATTCCTATACTACCTCAACATCTATAACTTGATTCTCTAAATTCCTTAAATCATCTAGCTCTTTTAGTCTAACGCTACGTTGCTCCGGAGACAGACTCTCGATACGCTGTATCGTAGCTGCCTCTATCTCAACCTTAGCTGTAATATCTATCTGAACTTTTTCAGACCAACCGCCTTTGGCTTTGAGATAGAAAATTGCTGCCTGCATAT